AGATCCAGTTAAAGCCGCAGAGTATCATTGCGACAAGCATGTCAACAAGATGATTGTTGAGCATCTTCAGATGATGAGCATTGTTGCTGTGATCAACGATCTCGACCCTGCAAAACGAACTAACGGCGAGTTTTATAAAACTAAAGCGTTTCGTAAACATCCCTGTACTCTTTGGATGAGTCAATCTTTTGGGAACTGGGCTTTTGCCTATCACTTAACAGAGGCGCTATGCTCTGAATTTGAGAAACGATTTGGACATCCCCATGGAGGCAAAGACAGTCTCAAGTCTTTACTTAGGACACGTATTGCTCTGTCTAAGAAACTGCCCCATGATATGACAGAATTTGCTCAGGCTATGCCAGATGAGTGTAAGATAGAAGGCGATGCGGTAGCGGCCTATCGTAAGTATTACTGTATGCATAAACATGACTTTGCAACGTGGAAAACTGAGACCCCACATTGGTGGGCACCTGTTATTACCGAGGCGGAATAGTTATTGCATTGTAGGCGACTTGCATGGGCGGATTGATACCCTTGAGAAGATTGTTAGCAAAGCGCCAGAGCTCCATTACGTACTAATTGGGGACACTATTCATCACAAGCCATTTTTCAAACGAACTAAGAAAACATCTCCTGTAAGAACCTTAGAGTACGTTAAAGGCTTATGCGCAGAGGATAAGATGACAATGCTTCTGGGTAACAACGAGAACTACATTTTAGAAAACCTTGTTACCTTAGAAGATAACATTCTTAAAAAAGAAACTCGGTATACGCTGAGATGCCTTCGAGAACTCGATTTCCACTCAAGGATCGACATTATTTCTTGGTTAGCCCGTTGCCCTCTCACTGCTACAATTAAAGCAAAACATACCTATCGTTTAGGTCATGCTCTTTATTCTGACAAAATCACCAAGTCAAATCGAGATATAATCCTATCTGGCCCCGGGTATCCGTGGTGGAAAGACAACCTAGAAGAGTTTTGCCCAAACAAGAAAGAGGTCTATGTCCACGGCCATTACGGCTATCCCTACATACGCAAAAACCTGCGCATTATCGACGCAACTAACTTTGAAGGCGTTGGCCTCTATTACGTAGACCGAGAGGAGTTCCTGATTCACTATTGACAGGAGCATCTTTTTGGTCTATAATAGTGGAAACTGAACTGCTCGCTCTATGTCCAAACTCAATGCCCTAGGTTACGCCACTCTTTCCGATGGTATGAACCAACAGGTGTTCGGGGATTGCGAGACATCTCCTGTAAAGCCTGAAACTATTAAGAGTATCAAAGCTTCTATGGAGAACTTTGGGGTTACCTTTCCAATTGAGAATCCTAAAAGCTTTTTCATGGAGGATTTCAAACTTCCAGAGCTAAAAGGAAAGAATATCAAGGAGCACTTCGAGAATATCTCTAAGGCCCTTGTATCGGACCAAATCAAGATCATGAAAGATTTTGCTTACTCCGAGCTACCTAAGAAGCCTAGCACAGAATATATCGTTAACACGCCGGGATGGACCAAGTACACCCCAACTAAAACTGGATTTAAAACTACTCATCCAGAAGGAATCGAAGAAGATATAGCTGTATTTGACTGCGAGACTTTTGTTAAAGGATCTGACTTCTCTCATCCGATCTTGGCCACAGCAGTTACTGATACTGCCTATTACATCTGGATGCACGAGTGCTACGTAGATCCTTCTATCGAGTATTACACCACCCTTGTACCTGTAGGTAATGATAAGATTTTTATTGCTCATAACGTTGCTTATGACCGAGCTCGTTGTTCTGAATCGTACGACATTACTAAGAGAAACTATTGGTTTGATACCATGTCCGCTCATATTAACGTAAGTGGATTGGCTTCCGGGCAGAGATGGTGGTACGTGCAAAAAAACACCAAGAAATCGGGCTTTAAGGCCGATCCTATCTGGGCTGACAAGGGGTCGTTGAACGGACTGGTAGACTGCTATAACTTCCATTGTCAACCAATGATCCCTCTTCAACCAGAGGACAAGAAGATCCGAGACGTGTTTGTAGTTAGCGAGACTATGGAACAAATCTGTGAACTCCACGAGGACCTGACTCAATACGCATTGAAAGATGCTGAGATCACACAGGAGCTATTTTCTATTGTTATCCTCAAGTACCTTCAGAACAACCCGTCTCTGACAACCCTACTTGGCCACTTCGGGATCTCCTCTGCGTTTCTTCCTGTTGTAGACGACTGGGCTGAGTGGTTTGAAGGTTGCGAAAAGATCTGGAGGGATTCTATCTCTAGGCAAGAAGAGATCCTAGGAGAGATGGCCCAAGAGATCTATGACGCTTGGAATCAAGGGGAGATCGATGCTGACTCTGATCCTTGGCTATCTCAGATGGATTGGGAGTGTAACTTCAAACTCACAAAAGCTGGAAAGCCTTCCTCTAAGTGGTACGGGATTCCTAAGTGGTTAAGGAGTGTTTCTGAGATTGAGAAGACAGAAGAAGGTAATAAACTTGTTATTGGTGGTATCTCTACTAAGAACCGTCTATCTCACTTCTTACTTCGTCTTAAGTGGGATGATAATCCTATGACCTACTTTACAGACAAAGGCTGGTGCTTCTTAGATAATGATCTTGGAGAATACATCAGAGTACCGCATCCCAAAGGAGAAGGGGAGAATGTGGGAGGAGTATTGTCAAAAGACTACAACGATGACTTTGAGTCTGGGATGCTTAGCTCAGATCTCCCTCAAGCAAAAGAGCTTATTAAACTTGCAATTAACGTATCTTACTGGACATCGGTCAGAAGCCGAGTCCGTGAACAAAATGTCTCTAAAGTTAAAAATCCTCTCGGTAAAGAATTCAATCTCATTGTTCCGGCAACAGTTCCTCACAATACTTCTACTAATCGCGCTGGAGAGAATCTCTGGCTCACCGTTCCTGATCCGAAGTTTGATAAAATTGGATCTGAGATCAAAACCAGAGTACAAGCTCCTGATGGTTGGGTTTTTGTTGAATCAGATTTTGACGCCCAGGAAGCTGTTGTTGCTTCCATCTTTGCTGATTCCTATTATAAAGTGGCTGGGTCAACTCAGTACTCTCATGCTATCCTCGCGGGATCAAAAGACAACGGAACAGACATGCACTCGATGACAGCTAGAGCCATCGGGATCTCCAGAGCAGTTGCTAAAGGATGTAACTATGGAATGCTTTACGGATGCGGGGCAAAGACTCTAGCAAACACTATCCGTAAGGGTAACAAGTCTATCTCTATGAAACAGGCGATGGATATGGGTAAGAAACTCATTGAGATCAAGAAAGGACGCAAAGCATATCGTGGTATGAGAGAGCTTATTGGCGGATCTGACTCTTATGCATACAACGAGATGGCAAAGATTGCTTGTGAAAAGACTCCTATTAATCCTCTTAGTGGAACTAAGATGTCTACTGCGTTCCGACCCAGCTCAGTGGGAGACGACTTCTGGACAATGAGAAATAACTGGTGTATCCAATCAACCGGAAGCGCAATGCTTCACGCTTTCATGGCAGCAATGGAGTGGTTGATCAAAGATTACGGACTTAGTGCTAAGTTCAATATGTCGGTACATGACAGTATTCTATATATGTGTCCAAAGGAAGAAGCAGAAAGACTTGCAGCTTTGTTCCAAGTTGCTCATGCATGGTGCTGGGCTTGGATGAGATATAACTACGGAATCTATGAGCTTCCTGTAGCAAATGCGTGGCTCTCATCTATCGAGATTGACCACATCTTCCGTAAAGCAGCGGACTCTAGTACCAATACCGTATCTCAACAAAAGAAAGAAAATGACGGACACTCAGTTACAATTAAAGACCTTATCCCCATCTTTGAAAAACTTTGATGAAATAAACAAATATTTTCAATATAAGTACGGACTTTCCCTCTTCATGCAAGAAGAGCCTTATTTAATGAGCGGTAAGAAACCTCAGTATTGGGTGGGTGTAAATAGCACAGAGATGGCTTTATTAAAAGCCAATGGTGACTTTACAACAAAGTACCCTAAGAAAGCAAACATGACAAAAAACGCAGGGCATAGGTGCATAACACTTAATACTCTGCGCAGTAACATCCAGAAAGGTAAAATGTTATTTATGAGGGCTTAACAGTCTAGGTTGCTTTTCTTATCTGGTTCAAACTTTACACTCTGACGAGACTTTGGTCTTTGTTGGCCGATGCTACCAACATCATTTCTCCACATTCCGAAATCAATATTAAGCTTAAACCAAGGAGGATAAGGTCCTTTGTTCCTCTTATCACACTTCCACACTTTCTGAAGTGAGCCTTGGATTACTTTATCTTGATCTATAACAAAAGACCCATCTGCTGCGTACCCTCTGGCTTCTTTAGGTATAAAATTATAGGTTGCAGTTCCGTCTTCATCAGCTCCGCAAGTGACTTCTAATTCAGTTCCTTGAGGACAATCGCAAGCTTTTGCATCTTCTACTACATAATCTTCTGTTGTGTCTGGTCCTGTTGTCCTGCTCCAAACAGCAAGTCCTGTGGGGGTCCCATCTTGCGTCTGTAGACATTTCCTAGTTGGCAAGAAGTCTCCTATGGAGATAGGATCAAAAGCCGCGCAAGGCTGGCTATAGAATCTTCCATCGGGTACAGTAACTTTTACAGAATAGTTTTGCTCATATATAAATTGAGAGGCCTCTGTGACTTGAACAAACCTCTCACTATCTAACTCAAACCCAGTTGCAAATTCTAACCCAGGTACTTGAGGTACCCATCCTGTAACAGCGTCTGCCATAAGATCTAATAACGGCAGAGAGAAACTATGCCCTTCTCTTTGAGTTTGTTTTTGAACAAGAGTGACACTGTACGTCATTTTCCTTGTTCTAATAGTTGGCATATAAGCACCGCCACCCATCTCATTTGTTGTGGTTCCAGAGACAAAGCTGACTATAATCATTGCTTGTTCTGCGACTCTGCCAGATTGATCCAGCTCTTCGGCAAGACGAAGTACCACAGCACTCTGCCCTATAGTGCTATGTACCCTATAGTGTAGCTGATTTTCAATCTCTAGTAGCATTAGAACTCGCCGCCAGACAGATAGTCAGTTAGAACCCAGCATCCACTTCCGTTGTCATACACGAGGAAGTCTCCTTTCTTAACGCTTCTAGTAAACTTAACGTCTACTAGATCTTGTAACTTGCGAGTTCCTTCTAGATCTATGATATATTGACGAAGAGCCGCAGCATCCTCTTTATACTTTGATCCGTCAGGGAAGACGCCAGTTTTATATCCAGTAAGATAGCCGTAGCAGTTACCAGCGTCATTATTGGTGACATACATTGCGCCACCACCTGCGTTTGTAGGATAGAATGGGTTGTATCCTTTATAAGAATTAGTAGTCATTAGAATGTATCTCCTGTGGTTAGTCCACCGTAGTTATCAAATTCGCCGTCTGCAGATGCGGTATCATTATCTGCAACAAGGCCGTCGCCTTCTTCAGGCTTATCGGCATCTTCTGTATTTACAAAGCTAGATAGCGATCTAGTAGATTCAAGAGCATCAAATAATACATTGGATTGCTGACTGCTATCACTTTGAACTTCAACCATTCCAACGGTTTCTGGTTCAAGCGCTCTATCATACTCATAGTTCTGAACTGCTGATTCTCTATTAGCGTAGGGGAAGCTTCTATCGTTACTACCTTCGCGAAGCACCCACTTGTTCATGGATGGCTCAGTGAAGCTTCTACCTCTCTGATAAGAATGCTTTGTCATCGAGCATCCAGACCTCCAGTAACGGTACGCTTCTTGCCACTTGAGCCCTGCACTTGGGCTTCCCTTGGATCCCCAAGCTTCTAGTTGCTGGAGGGCTTTCTCGGCTGCTTCTTGAACCTGAGTTCTAGGACGTAAAATATCTAGATAGTATCTAGCAATAGTAGCCTGAGTCCTTCTATAAGAACCGGCAATAAGTACTTTACCTTGAGGCGGAGCGCTATCAATATAATTATTAATTAGTTGACCTGCGTCATTTAGCGCGAGTTGGATCTTGGTTATATCTACGTCGTTACCCGTTGGATTCTCAATATTAGATAGCTCTATAGCCTCTTGAAAACCAAAAATAGATATAAAATAATCTACTGTTGCAAAATTGCAATTGCTCGCCACGCCATGAATATCTCTAGGAGGTTGTGGTCCTGGCATAACTTATAATCTTATTCTTTTTACTTTAAACAAAAAGGGCTGACCCGAAGGCCAGCCAGTTTGTCAAGTTTTTGACGGTGGATCAGACGCAGTTGGTGAGGATTGCTCCAGCGCCAACTTTACCGTTTTCGCCCATGCCAACTAGCTCGAATGAACGCTCAACAAGGATGTCACCGGTGAATACACGGCGTTCGATGTTGAATCGCTCAGGAGTAGCGATAGGATAACCAGCAAGAGTGTAGGTGTATCCAAAAGCAGGGTTACCGTAGTTTGCATCCAATGCAGGAGCGAAACCATCGGTAGCACCAGAAGGCTGGTAGAAGAGGACCGCTACGTTGGTGTAGATGTTCTCAAGTGATCCAGTCGCCTGGTTAAGCTTAAGACGACGTGCAACACGAATCTCGTCAAGGCCAAAGATGTTGGCAAGAGTCGCTTCGTTGACGAGAACGCCACGTTGCATGAAGTCTCTGATTCTCTTGTTACGCTTGAGTGCG